GGGCAGCGGCGTGTGTGTAAATTTCCGAACGCATTCTTTGACGTTTTTCGGCGCTTCCGGCGGGGTTCGCGCCGTTTCAAGGTCGGTTGAGGCCGATCACCGATAGGATCATGGGCAACAGCACAGCGTTACAACGGCGCGCGCAAGACGAGCTCGCCGGCAAGAAACTGCGCCGGCCACCGTGGGAAAAAAAAGGATTGTCGCGCGTCGAGCGCGTTATTGCGTTTCTGGAATTCCTGCCGATCACCAAGGGCATTCTGGCCGGCCGCAAGTTTAAACTGTTGCCAGGGCAACGCCGGTTCATTGAGCGGGTGTATGGCGACGACGCGGTGCGCATTGCGGTGCGCAGTGAACCGCGCGGCAACGGTAAAACCGGATTGGTCGCCGGCCTGGCGCTGTGCCACTTGCTCGGACCCGAGGCCGAGGCGCGCGGCGAGTGTTATTCGGCCGCGGTCAATCGGCTGCAATCGGCGCTGATGCATGACGAAATGGTGGCGACGATCGAGGCGGTGCCGTTGTTTGGCGCGATCACGCGGGTGCGCTCGGGCGCACAGCGGCGACAGATCGAGGTGACCGACGGGCCAGGCAAGGGCTCGAAATATGAGGCGCTGTCGGCCGACGCGCGGCGCGGCCATGGCCTGGCACCGTCGTGGTGGGCCTATGACGAAATGGCGCAAACCCGCGACCGCAAACTGTTCGATGCGCTGCGCACCGCGATGGGCAAGCGCAAGCGGTGCCTCGGCATCATCCTGTCGACGCAGGCCGAGGATGACGAGCACCCGCTGTCGCAATTGATTGACGACGGCCTGGCCGGCAACGATGCCTCGCTGGTGGTCGACCTGACCTGTGCACCGCACGACGCCGACGTGTTCGACCGTGACGTGATCCGCGCGGCCAACCCGGCGCTCGGCGTGTTCCTCGACCCGGAAACGCTGTTCAAGGAAGCCGAGCAAGCCAGGCGGCTGCCGAGCGCGGAAAGCGCGTTTCGCAATTTGCGCTGCAACCAGCGCATTGCCGCATCGGCCGATATGCTGTGCACGCCGGCCGTCTGGAACCAGGGCGACAGCGCGATCGACCTGGCGATTTTCCGCGACGGCCGGCCGGTGTATGGCGGGCTGGATCTGTCGGCGCGGCTGGACCTGACCGCGATCGTGCTGGCAGCCGAGGACGACGCGCAGCAAATTCACTTGCTGCCGATCGCCTGGACGCCGGAACGCACCTTGATGACGCGGACGCAACGCGACGGTGCGCCCTATGACGCCTGGCACCGCCAGGGCTTCCTGAAAGCGACGCCGGGGCTGACCATCGATTATGATTACGTGCTGGCCGATATCGTCGCCGCCACCGAGGGCATGAACCTGGCGAACATCGGCTTTGACAACTGGAATATCCGAACGCTGCAAATGGCGATGGCGCGGCTCGGCGTGGTGCTGCCGCTGGTGCCGTTCATTCAGGGTTACAAATCCTACTCGCCAGCGATCCGCGAATTCGAGGTGGCGGTGACCGAAAGCCGGTTGCTGCACGGCGGCCATCCGGTGTTGCGCTGGTGCGTGTCGAATACGATTTTGATCCACCAGCCAGGGACGCCGCAACAGAACCGCAAGCCGGAAAAGCGGCGCACCTATGGCCGTATCGATTTGGCGGTCGCGGCCTTGATGGCGATCGGCGTGATGAAATGCCAGACCGGCGCGGCCGACGTCGCGGCGATGATTGCATGATCACCGCCGACCAGCGGCACATTTTGCTGGTTGTCGACCGCACCCAAAACGTCGAGGCGATCGCGGCCATGGTCGACGACGTGCTGGCCGACAATCCGCTGGCCACGCCGCTCGACATTGAAACCGCGTTTCGCGCCGCCGCGGCGCATTCGTACCTGATCGCCGACGGCGATGATTTCCGCATCGTGATTGGAATGCCAGCCTGGCGCGCCGCGCTGGCCGAGGCCGGCGTCACGCCGGACCAGAACCGGGCCGAGCTCGGGAGGAAATAGCATCATGCGCTATTCGGTGAAATCGGCACCGCCGCCTGGCGGTGATCCGAACCAATTCGTCATGTCTGATAGCGGCGTTGACCGCATGGGCGACGTGATCGAGGCCACAGGCTGGCAACTGTCGAATTTCAAAAGCCATCCGATTGCGCTGTTCAACCACGACCCTGACCAGGTGATTGGCAAATGGGCCGATGTGCGGATTGCCGGCGGCCAACTGGTCGGCAACCTGGAACTGGCCGAGGCGGGGACGTCGCCGCTGGTCGACACGGTGCGCGCGCTGCACGAACAGAAGATCCTGCGCGCGGTATCGGTCGGGTTCCGGCCGCTGAAAAAAGAACCGCTTGGCAAGGACGCGGACGAATTCTGGGGGCCGTTCAAGTTCCTCAAATCTGAATTGCTGGAGTGCTCGCTGGTGTCGGTGCCTGCCAACCCGCGCGCGCTCTCGACCGCAAAGTCGCTCAACCTCCCGAGCGATCTAATGGCCGAGCTATTCCGCAAGACCGCGGAGCCGCACCGGCCGATCACGCCAAGCCTGGCAAAACCACCTCTTGCCACAAGGCAAACCCCCACCATGAAAACGCTTTCCGAGCGCATCGAGGATGCGCAAGTTGAACTCGTTACCCTGAAAGACCAGTTGACCGCGATCACCAACGCCAGCGATGAGCCGGACGAAAGCCAGCAAGCGCAGATTGACGAGCTCACCGCGCGCATCGAACAAAAGACCAAGAGCCGCGACAGCCTGATCAAGGCCGAGCAAGGGCTCGCCACCGCCAAGCCGCCAGCACCCGCAGTGCAGCGGCAAATCGTGGTGCCGCCGACCCGCTGCGAGCCGCGCGATCATATCGTGCGGGCGATGGCGGTGCATTTCGTCGCCAAGATGACCGGCCGGCAACTCGACGAGGTGTTGCGCGAACGCTACCCGAACGACGAGGCGACCGGCATGGTGCTGCGCGCCGCGGTGGCACCGGCACAAACCACCGTCGCCGGTTGGGCGGCCGAACTGGTCGGCACCGCGATTGCCGATTTCCTCAACCAGTTGGCCATCGTTTCGATCTATCCGCGACTTGCCGCCAAGGGGCCGAAATTTACCTTTGGGCGCAACGGCGTCATCAAGGTGCCGGCGCGGGCGGCGACGCCGAAAATCAACGGCTCGTTTGTCGGTGAGGGCCAGCCGATCCCGGTGCGCAAGCTCGGGCTATCGGCGATCACGCTGACGCCGAAGAAAATGGCGGTGATTTCCGAATTCACCCGCGAAATGGGCTTGCACTCGACGCCGGCCATCGAGGGCGTCATTCGCCAGGCAATGAACGAGGACACTGCGGAAGCGATCGATACCGTGCTGATCGATACCGTGGCGGCGGACGCGATCCGGCCGGCCGGCATCCGCAACGGCATTTCCGGCTTGACGCCGTCGGCCGCGGCGACGCGGTTTGAAAAGATCGCGGCCGATATTCAAACCCTGATGGCACCGATCATTGCCAACCGTGGCGGCCGCGACCTGGTGCTGTTGACCAACCCGGCGCAAAGCCTCGCGATGGATTGGGCGGTGACGCCGGCCGGCACGTTCGTGTTCGCCGACGGCGGTTCGCCTGGTATGCGCGGCCTGAGCATCATTTCGTCGACCACGGTGCCGGCGGGAATGCTGATCATGATCGACGCGGCCGATTTTGCCTCGGTCACCGGCGACACGCCGGAATTCGACGTTAGCGACGTGGCGACCATCCACGAGGAAGATACCACGCCGCTGCCGATCGGCACCGCGGGCGCGCCGGCCACCATTGCCGCACCGACCCGTTCGCTGTGGCAAACCGCAAGCATCGGCATCCGCATGTTGCTTGACATGAACTGGTCGATGCGCCGCACCGGCATGGTCACCTGGATGACCGGGGTCACCTGGTAAGGCGCGAAAGCGTTATCCATGGGGGAAATGTTTTCAATTTCCCCCATGGTAACCCGAAAGGATCAACGACATGGCAGACGACGACAAGAAACCGACCCCGCACCCGACCCCGCACCCGACCCCGCCACCGGCCGGTCAGCAATCACCGCCCGATCGCGGTGCCAGGCCGGCCGGTGACCGGGTGGTGGCCGACGACAAGGCGGCGCGGGCCGGCGAGGCACCGGCGCAATACACCGCCGAGCAATTGGCGACGCCGGCACCGGCAATGGCTGGTTTCCGGCAGATGTATGTGATTGTCGGGCCGTACCGCGGCAATGTGCTGACGATGCCCGACGCCGAGGCGGAAAGCGCCAAGGACAATCATTGGGCGGTTGAAATGAGCACGGTGGCACCGCCCTATGACGCCAGCAAGCCGGCCGAGCACGATCACGAATTGACCGAGGAGGACCGCGCCTATGCGGTCGAGTCCGCCAACGCCTGGGCGGCCAATGTCAACGCGCCGCCGGACGAACCGCCGCCAGAGGACGAAACCGAGGCGCAACGGCAGGCGCGCGAACAACGCAACGCCGACCGCCGGACGATGCAGCCAGGCGGTAGCGGCGGCTATCAAACGCGAGCGGTGCCCGATCCCGATGGCCGGCCGCCGAGCCGCAACCCGCCGACACCGGAGCCGCGCAAGCCGAAATGACAAGCCTGCTTGCGCGCGTGGTGGAAACCCTCCGCGGCAAATCCGCCGCGGAGGGCGAATACCGGCCTGGGCCGTATCCGCTGGCTGATGGCGGCTGGCTGCCGGCGACCTGGGGTCAATACGCCAATTTCTGGCAGATGGGCTACGACCCGCTCGGCGGCGGTTCCTGCTCGGCCATGGTCGAGGCGTGCGTGTCGGCCTATGCGCAAACCCTCGCAATGTGCCCGGTCAACCATTGGCGCGACCTCGACAATGGTGGCCGCGAACGGGTGACCAATTCGGCGCTGTCACGGGTGACGCGCGCGCCGAACGATTACCAGACCAGTTCCGATTTCATCCTCAATGCCACGCGCTCGCTTTACCTCGACGGCAACGCCTACGCGCTGGCGCTGCGCAATGACCGTTATGAGATTGCGTCGCTGCACCCGATGCATCCGCGCTATTGCCGCGCCGAGGTGATCGGCGGCGAAATCTTCTATGCGCTCGGCGGCAATGGCGTGATCGATGCGCGGCTCGAGGCGCTGGAATATGGGCCGCTGTCCTATGTGCCGGCGCGCGACGTGTTTCACGTGAAATTACAGACACCTCGCGACGTGCTGCGCGGCGAAACCCCGTTGACCGCGGCGGCGCTGGCGGTGGCGGCCGGCAACGCCATGATGGCGCAATCGATCGCGTTC